CGATAAAGCGTGACTACATCAGTGTCATGCCCAAACCAGACGGGTTAACGGCAGCAAAGAACCTTGCAGAGGCGTTCGAGCATTATAACGAATGGCATCCGCATAGTGCACTGGGTTATCGCTCGCCACGGGAATATCTACGGCAGCAAGCCAGTAATGGGTTAAGTGATAACAGGTGTCTGGAAATATAGGGGCAAATCCAGCCGATAAGAATTGATGCTGCTGGTTTGTAAAAGAGAAGGCCGCAAAGAAAGCTGAGCATCGACAGGAGCACCCGGCGACGGATGGGGTACTCTACTGCAGAGGTAACAAAAATTACCACCCCAGCCAAAGCCCCTAAAGCAACCTCCGGAGGGACACCTGCAATAACTGCAGCAAGAGAACCAAAACTAAGCAACTGATTTAATTGCTCATTTGTTACTTGAGCAGACATACTTTCTCCTGTTTACTATCTATAAGCCAGTCAATTATTGATGACTAAACCCGCATAGCAAACCATATATGAATCATTATTGTTCCATATCATATATCTCAATAAAAGTACTAATGATTTTACAGAACGAGCCAGCAGAGTGGGGGCAGTTGTACAGGAACCATAGACTTAATTTTGTATTTAATAATGCTATGGTGTAATAAACCTGAACATGTATTTAAAATACGTACTGATTCATGATAGAATTCAAAGATAACTTTTCACCAACTCCGTTTTTGATACCCGCAATATTTTGCGGGCTTTTTTTTAACGTTCTTCCAGAGACTGAACCCGCTCTTTTATCTTATCCATTTCTCTGCGCTGCCATGCTGCCTCGATATAGAATAAGAGATCAGGTCTGACCCCCCATCTAGATCCTGCTGGCGTTATTTCAACGCGCTCAATGATGTCTTCTATTACCATCACTGGATTATCATCATCATCAACAATGATGCTCCCGTCATTATCAGTCAGCGGCATTTCCCTTTGGCCAGTAATGACGTCATCATATACTGCGGGATAATCGTCATAGCAAAGAAAGGCATAGCGGCATGTTGTGCTTTCTTCTTCCATGAGTCCGTGAGAAATAAGAACATCACGAAGTTGCTGCGCGATTACACCATGATGTATCCTCGCCCCTTCTTCCCCCTTTATAGCGACAGCGTTCAGCCATTTATAAGCGATATACCTGACGTCACCCCAGGCATCCAGCAATGCTTCGTCAGGAGAGACCGGCTCTGTCTTTAATGTTCCGTCACTGGTAACCACAGGATTGGAGCCAAGATAAACTGTCGAGAACCTGTTTCCCGGACCACCAAGAGCATTTACATTATCAAGATAAGGTTTAACATCTCCGTTCTCAAAAAGATGTTCGAGTGCGTTATATACCGCGCGACGTGGAGTACTGCTTCCGGAACCATGCAACGTTATCATTGCACCATCTGCTGAAGACGTTGTTTCACCGCCGCTAACGATTAATCTCTGAGCGGTAACATCATCAGACGGTACTTTCTTCGCAATAATGGCGTAATTACCCTCAAGTTTGACTTCCGCGCGAACTTGTCCTGATGTACCTGCATGGACAGTCAGTGACTGGACGGCAACATCATCTGTGAAATCAACGGGTACAGGAACCGTCCTCACGCCTGACGTCGACATAAAAGTAGGAAGCGTTCTGTTAGGAGTGGCTCCGTAGACAAAATCCCTTGAAACAAATTCTTCCTGTTTAATTTTCACCCTGAAACAATACAAATCAGCCGGGTGACCATCGTGAACATAAGGATATTTTCTGTTGTTATCCCCTATGCTCCATGGGTTTAGAAAGTCTTCCCCACCGAAAATGTAGTACAGCCAGTTGTCTTTGATACAAACTGAACCAACACCAACCGCAGAGTTAACTATTCCGCCCTGATAAATCTGATCAGTAACATTAACCCACTCTACATTATCCAGACTCCACTCATTGACGTTAACTCTGGTCATAAATGTTCTTGGATAATTTCCTGCATAACGGTTATCAGGTTCTCCTCCTTCCCACTCACCAAATGCGCGCTCACTGCCAAAAATAATCAGCTCATCGCCAACTTTGGCAAAAGGAAGGTTTGAGTGATGAACATTATTTGGGAAGCGAAGAGAATTCCATGATGTACCTAAATCAGAGCTTCTGTGCAATGAACTACCGGGTTGAGTACTTAATGTCCCCCTGGTCGTCAGATACAGAATGCCATCATAATATTTTACACATGGCTCAGATGCATTCGCCTCATATTCTACAGGTATGCGTCTGCGAACAAAGCTACCAGGAGAACCGAAAGCATCAGAGAAATAGAGTATCCCAAGCTCGCGTGGACCAATATCACCATTATGGTAGCCAACAGCAAAACTGTTATCGCTAATCGTCGCAAAACTGTGAATCTCAGTAACAGGAGTGCTTCCGTCAACAAAAGAAGGAATAGTTCCAAGACTGGTTTTTCTCCATGGTGACGAGTGAAATGATGTGCCAAAACTCCAGTATCTACCCTCGTTATTCTGATCCACATCCTGGGTATTTTGCGTCGTAACTGTAAAGGTATTTTTATCAATAACAGTAGTCACCGTCATATTCCCGGTAACACCTGTAACACCAGAGTTTGAGAAGTTGACAAAATCACCAGCAAATAATCCGTGATCAGTAATGCGAATATAAGCGACTTGCTGATTTGCTGCTTTCGTTATACCACCATAAACGCGAAGGCTGCGACTCATTGGGCGATCCCACAACTCTGCAACCTGCAGTTTATTTCCTCTCACGGTCCGCGTCTCAATTACAGCAAAAAGGCGATTTCTGACAACCCCCATACTCATGCAGTGATAGTTAACTGTGGGATAGTTTTCATGTAAATCTGTAAGCCATTCCGGCGTTGTCCAGGTCTTCCCGTCATCTCCTGAGCGAACCCATGCAACATGGAGGTTATTTACACCATGGCGGTCTCCAGCCATAAAAGGCGCATAGATGACATTGTCATATACAAACGTTTTATCCTGCGTCCAGGCGTTGTACCACGGTGTATCTGTAATTTTAAATAACTCTCCCTGGATAAAATCTTCAGAAGCATAAAAAAGAGGCTGGCCCGGTATTCTCTCAAATAAAAAACGAGCATTTTTAAATCGACTGACATCCGGAAGAGTTGATACTTTAAAAGTAAGCCCTAATCCGTCAATTTTATAACCTGGAGATGAGGCTTCAAGGCACGCGCTTATTGCAGTGGAATCGTCATTTATACCATCACCAACAGCTCCAAAATCTTTGGGGCTAATAGCATCACGCATTTTATCCTGGAACGTTCGGTACACAGCCCCAGAACCATACTGAATAAACCAACCAAAACCACCAACAACTCCGGCGATTGCAGCATCGACATAATTACGCATTGAGCGATTATTTACAGCGTCCTGCTCAAATGATGGATCTGCAAGGTTAGAAATTTTGTTTTGCTTTGCATCGTAATATTTTGCAAGCAAAGATGGTTTCATCAATGCACGTCTGAACCACCCAAAACATTGCTGGATCAGCATCGTCAGGTAGTCAAAGGCATCTTCATGCACTTCGGGGAAAAATTTTCCCTGATTGCGAAGGTCTGTGTCCTGCACTACATCAAGCACACGATCTATCGTAATTCGCCATCCAGTAGCAAGCGGAGACGGAAGAACCACAGAACCGCCACTATAAGTGCCCGCCCCAGTTACCGTATAACCGGTATCCAGGACCAATTCTGTTACGTTCCCGTTCAGGTCAGACACCTGAACAACCAGGTCTGATTTTCTGAAAATTCGAAAAGTATACGGAAACGATGTCGTAACGCCGTTACCGGTGTATTCGTTGTGGTCAACTTCGGTTGAGACCGTCATGTTAAATCTCCAGATAGTCGCAGCACCCGTTGCGCCGCATATCTGGTTATTCTATTACCTGAAAAACCATATATGGATAAAAAGACTATAAATACCAATAGATATTACCTTTCGGGTAATTTGCAAAACGTGCTGGATAGCAAACAAATTATTTGTTACTGTATAAACATACAGTTATTGCATGGAGAAGATAAGATGCAGCAGTATCACTATCCACTGGAAGACGGATTTACCGAAAGGATTCACACGCCGGGAGGCGTCAGGTCACTGGTGGAGGGATCGCACTTGATGAAATTACTCCGGGATCTCGATAAGGATGGATTTAATGTCGATGGCCCACTTGCCGAACTGACTGCACTGATTAACTACGTCACCAGCTCACAGATGTCTATGCAGGATCTGCAAACACATCTCGACTATTGTGCCGAACAATTACGAAAACAAACCAGATAAGGTTTGCAATTACCAAATGGAGTGCTTATATTTACCTTTGCGGTAAATTTACATCGCACTCCTCTTGTGCCATAGTAATCGGGCACTGGCAAAATCCAGTGCCGGGATTGGTCTCCCGGATTACTACAGAGGCACATATGCCGCATAAGCGGTTTTTTTATGTGTAAAGCGCACCTATTCTATGGTGGGCTGTGTGGGGGCACCGAAAGGTGCGCCGGGTTCCTTTGTAGCCGGTAAGACCAACTCTGCACAGTTCACCACCATCTGATTGGTCTCAGCGGTGGTGATTAACCTAACTACAAAGGTGATCGCTATGAATACCAAACCTTCCATCTTTTCCTTTGAGTCATCCTGCCAGATCCGTATGTTCATGATTGACGGAGAACCTTGGTTTGTCACCAAAGATGTGTGCAATGCTTTGAATATTGATGTTACACAAGCGAGAAAACTTGATAAAAAAGGCTGGAACAAAAAGGGGCTGTGAACCGCCCCGGGTTTCCTGGAGAGTGTTTTATCTGTGAACTCAGGCTGCCAGATCATCGTTTCCGATGGAAGCATAATAAGCTTTTTCTGCTTCTGCCGGAGGAGTATGGCCCAGCCTTTCCAGCAATCGTCGATTGTTATACCAGTCCACCCACGTGAGTGTGGCCAGTTCCACTTCTGCACGGTTTTTCCAGCTCTTACGGTGTATTACCTCCGCTTTGTA